TGTTAAGACTGCTACCGGTTATATTGGTTTTAACACCTCCGGCGGCCTTGGGTATCAAATTCGATTCGCCAATAGCAGTAATGTTAATACTGCAGCGATCTCCAACAATGGAGGCTCAAATGAACTTTTGCAGTTTGATATAAACAACAATGCCGGTGCTGGTCAGATTGTATTCAATACTGTTGGTTCAGAACGTGCCCGCATCGACAGTTCGGGACGCCTGTTAGTTGGCACGTCTACTGCACCCAGCTCAGGTGATCCATCCCTTGCAAAATTAACTGTAGCTGGACCTGGTACTGGGGATTCCTACTTCAACATCACAAGAAGTCTTGCAGCAGGATCTATAGGCAATAACTCTCCTATTGGCTCGATCTTTTTCACTGAAAGTAGCGGCGGTATTTACGCGCAGGTACAGGCGCTTTGCGATGGCACTGGCGGAACAAATGACTATCCAGGCCGCCTAGTGTTCTCCACTACTGCCGACGGAGCGAGCAGCCCGACGGAGCGCCTTCGCATTGCGCAGAACGGTGCCTGGGGTCTTGCTGGTGCAAACTACGGTTCCAGCGGTCAGGTTCTTACCAGTAACGGTTCTGGTTCTGCGCCGACTTGGCAAACAAGTAGTGGTGGTATTACTCGTGCCACTGACGTCGCTTCGACCAGCGGGACCAGCATTGACTTCACTTCGATTCCGAGTGGGGTGAAGCGTATTACGGTGATGTTTAACGGGGTTAGTACTAATGGGACATCAAGCCTACAAATTCAAGTTGGAGCCGGCAGCGTTACAACATCTGGCTATTCCAGTGTTTCGTCTGCTACGGGAGGAGGCACAGGTATTACACCGACAGCCGTAGTCACATCGGGCATGGTGATAAGAAATGAAACTGGCGCTGGCGGTGTTTTGTCGGGAATTATTCATTTAACCAACATCACTGGGAACACCTGGGTCTCAAGCCATACGTTTTGTGACACAGGCACTGCGAGGGTTGGTATGGGTGGCGGTAAAATTGCCCTCTCCGGCACCTTGGATCGCGTTCGCATCACCACGATCAACGGCACCGATACGTTCGATGCCGGTTCCATCAACATCCTTTACGAGAGCTGAGCCATGCATCGCATCGTCATGAACGTACAAACCGGCGAGCAACAGATCGTCGAGCTGACTGCAGAGGAAATTGCGGAAATCCAATCCCGTCCGCAACCCGAGCCCGTCCCCGAGCTGACGCCTGCTCAAAAACTAGCGGCCAGTGGGCTGACGGTAGAGGAACTTAAAGGGCTGCTCGGACTTGATTAGTCCTACTCACTAAGGGGGCTTGACAGGGGTTGACGGGTCGTGTACTGTTAGGGGGTAGTTCACCTTCTAACTCCATGGCCCTCACCCTGATGGAAGCCTGGGACCAATTCGTGGCAGAACGCTCGATTTCACTTGCAGCCACGAGCCTCACGTCCGACTACGCACAAGCGAAAAAGTGGCTTTCTCGGAGTCCCTACCAGAATTTTGATAACGATGGCCGCAAGATTCTAACCTGGCTCTTACAACAACAGCCCACTCAATCAGCTCGTCGGGTAGCTATGTACCTGAAGGCGCTGTACCGGTGGGCCAGCCAGGAAGACATTAGCTTGATTGGAAAGAACCCAATCCTGACCTTCCGTATGCCCAAAGCACCGCAGAAGGATGAAGAGATTGTTGTTATTCCACGCAAGGAATTAAATCTCGTGATGGTCGCTCTTGAAGCAAAGCGTACCTACAAATCAACGAACTGGGCAACCTATTCCGAGTTCATGCTTCAGACTGCTATGAGGACTGGTGAGGTAAGGGCACTGATGTGGGATGACATTAAGGATGACAAGATCCTGGTCCACCGCAACTTTACTCTTACCCACGGCCTCAAACACAGCACTAAAACAAACAAAAAGCGTTGGGTTCCTCTCAACGATAAGTGCCAACAGATCCTTTCCAGCCTTGACAGGGACAGTGAATTTATCTTTCCCTGGGACCGGTTGGCATACCAAAGCTACTTCCGAAAGAAGATGCAGCAACTCAAATCTGCTGATCTAATTTCTAACCTCTACCGTCCCTATGATCTGCGTCACACCGCAATCAGTCGATGGATTGAGGCTGATATTCCTATTGCTCAGGTTGCTTCCTGGGCGGGAAATACGGCAGATGTTATCTGGAGACATTATGCCAACACCACCCAAGAATACAGCATTCCTAACCTTTAAATAAACCAATGGCTTCCACTTTTACCTGGAAAGTTGCTAACCTTGAGCGTGAAACCGCTGATGGTTATGTTTATGTGGCTCACTATACTGTGAACGCCGCTGATGATACTTACTCTGCTGGTGCTTATGGCTCTATTGGCCTTGAGCGTCCCGAGGGTGAGTTGATTCCCTTCTCCGAATTGAATGAAGAACTTGTAGTCAGCTGGATACAGCATCAGTTGACTGGTGAAAAAGTTGCTGAAATTGAAGCTGCCCTTCAGGCTCAACTGGATGAACAGCGTCAACCGACCAAAGCTGCCGGTCTTCCCTGGAGCTGATGGCCAAACCAAAAGGCGCTCTGAATAAGGTAAGCTTCGTTCCCGGTCCCCCGAAAAAGACTAGACAGGGGCAGGGAACAAGATCTCTTCCTAACCACGGACGTAAAAAAACACGCGGCCAAGGCCGTTAACCACCATGATCACCATCTTTGGACTTAAGCTGACCTACGAGGCGGCTGTCTTCTTTGCTTTGTTTCTTGCCTCCGAAATCATCGGTGTGAGCAAGTTTAAATCGAATAGCCTTGTCCAGATCTTTCTCAAGGTAGTGGATCTGATGCGTCCTCTTCGTTCTGAGGACGATAAAATCAAAAAAGTTAAGGATTCTATCCTGTGACTCCGATGGTAATGTTGCCTGTAAAGCAATACTACCCCCAAACCGATAGTGCAACGGTGCATGGTGATCGGATGTGCTTCTCTAGCACCTGTGCGATGGCCATCAAGTACATCATGCCCGATGCGCTTAAGGGTAGTAATGCTGATGATGATTATTTAAGGACTGTTCTTAAATACGGCGATACCACCTCCTATACTGCCCACATTAAAGCCTGTGCTGACTATGGTGTCAAGGCAGGATTTTCAATGAAGGGCACCAAACATAAGCTTTTAGCGGAGCTTGGAGCTGGGTATCCGGTTGCGACAGGCATTCTTCATAAGGGACCAGTTGATGCCCCTCGGGGAGGCGGCCATTGGATGCTTCTTGTTGGTGCTGATGCTGAGTATGGCATCTTCCACGACCCGTATGGGGAAATGGATAACATCAATGGAGGCTATGTTACCATTGGAAAGGGCGGTCAGGCTGTTAAATACAGCTGGAGGAACTGGCTACGGCGTTGGGAGGTAGAAGCCCCCGGTCATGGCTGGTATATGACCTTCAGACCGCTTAAAGAGACCCCTAAAGAGTCCCCTAAGGCGGTATTTACAAACGACTGGAAGGGTGTTAAGGCTGTTGCTAAGCAATGCGGGGCCAAGTTTACTGAGGTAGTAGCTGCTCAGTGGGCTCTTGAGTCCGGTTATGGCAAGCACACCTCTGGTAAGAACAATTTCTTTGGAATTAAGGGTAAACCAGGCTCTATCCACACAACCAAAGAGTTCGTTGATGGGGAATGGATCACCATTGATGACATCTTTCGGGACTTTGATAGCCCAGAAGCTTGCATTGAGACGCTAATTAACCTTTGGTACAAAGATTACAAAGGGTATAAAGGCGTTAACCGTGCCAAATCAGTTGAGGAGTGCGTCAAACTACTCCAAACTGAGGGCTATGCAACAGATCCAACCTATCCACAAAAACTATTAAAGCTGATTAAGGAGAACAACTGATGGCTTCCATTACTACTGGGGGCAGTACTACCGCTGGAACCTTTCTGACTAGCGATACCACCACCGCTTTTGAGGTTGGAACTGCTCGTACCATTACCCTTGGTGCTACCAGCGTTAACCTGGCTCTAACTTCTACCTGCCGGTTTGTGTCATTGACATGTACTGGTGGTACTCATTGCCACTATCAAATCGGTGTGGGTGCTCAAACTGCTTCTGCTAGCACTCATTATTTAAAGACTGGCGAGCGTATTAGCCTTGCTGTGCCTATTGGTGCAAACATTGCTGCTATTCAAGGCACTGGTGCCAGCACGACTTTGTTTATTACAGAGTTGGTAAACTAAGGTGAGTACGAGAGCCACTGAAGATCAGTTTAACGAGCTTCACGGCCTTGTTACAAAAGAACTGATCCTCCGCATTCAAAGCGGAACTGCCACCACACAAGACATTCGTGCAGCGTGCGATTGGCTTGCTAAAAATAACGTTACCGGTCTTCCAATCTCTGGTTCACCCCTGGCTGAACTGTTCGCCACCTTACCTGAGCTTGAGTTGGAGGATTTGGAACGTGTCATCCAATAATGACATTATTCGTAATGCCATAGCCACAGCAGCTCTTGGGTTGTTTGGATGGCACATGCTCACGCTTCATAACATTGCCAAGTCGGTTGAGGTGCTCATTGAAAAAGTGGGAAATAGTACTGCCCGAATTGAGCGTCTTGAAAACAAGGTATTCTTCTCCGAATATGGCACAGGCAAAAAGTAAGTCCGCCAAATACTACGCAGCCAACCCAAAGGCAGCTGCTAAGAAGGCGGCATATCAACGCAAATTGAATAAGAAGCCAGCTGTTAAAAACGCCTCTGAAGAGCGGTGGACTGAACGACGGCGTCGTGGCTTAGCGGGAAAGGGAGGCCCCGATCTTTCCCATACCAAGAAGGGGACGATGGTTCTCGAAAGTGCAAGTCGGAACCGCGCACGAAATGGCCACAACAACAAGAGCACTAAGAAATGAACAAGGGTAACGCTAAGCCTCCTGGGCTTTATGCCAACATGAATGCCCGTAAAAAGGCTGGAACCTCCCGTTCTAAAAAGAACTCTACCATTACTCCTAAGGCCTACGCCAATATGAAGGCAGGCTTTCCTAAAAAGAAGAAGAAGTAAACCACCGCAGTAGGCCACGATGCCTCTCAAAGATCCTTCTGAGTACTTATTTCTTTTAAGGGCCATGACCTCCTCTGATGCAAAGCGGATGTGGCGAGCTGCAATTAAAGATTACTGGAATAACCAGTGTGTTTAT